TCGAGGTCGAAAAAACGACTTCCAAAAATCCGCAAAATTTTTTAAGGGGGTAGGATTTTGAAACTCTATGATAAAAATGCGGTCGCAAAATTCTTAGATATGACCCCTAAAAATGTGGAGAGGTTGACACAGAAAGGGATTTTGCAGACGAAGCAAGGAAACCTGTACGCCTTGGCGGAAACCAACAGGGCATACATAAAATATTTGAGGGACCGTAACCCGGAATCACAGGAAGCGGTAGACCTCAACGAAGAGCGAGCAAAGCTAACCAAAACGAAAAGGCTTAATGAAGAGTTAGACCTTGCGGTAAAGAAAGGAGAATTGCACAAGTCAGAGGATATAGAAAAAGTAATGACAGCCATGTTAATCAATTTCAAGAGCCGATTAAGTGCCATTCCGGCAGAGGAAGCGGACAAGTTGGCAGCAATGACGGACAAAGCAAAGATTTTTCTATATCTGAATGACAAAATAAAAGAAGCACTTAACGAGTTATCCGATTTTGAGGGTATATTTAAGGAGGAAATAAAAGAAGATGAAGAGGGAAACGATTGATTTTTTCAACAGAATATTTAAGGTCTTAGAGCCACCGCCCGACTTGACATTATCGCAGTGGGCGGACAGATACCGCCGTTTGTCCTCCGAATCGGGTAGCAAAGGCGGTAAGTGGAATACAGAAAAAGCACCTTGGCAGCGGGAGATTATGGATGCAATAACGGATATATCCGTTGAAAAAGTTGTGGTTATGAGTGCTGCACAAATGGGAAAAACGGATGCTTTTTTGCTTAATACAATAGGCTATTATATGCACTATGACCCATGCACCATATTGTGTATGCAGCCTACCTTATCCCTTGCGGAAACAATGAGCAAAGACAGGCTTATGCCAATGGTACGAGATACCCCGGCATTAAGGGATAAGATAAATGAGAAAAGCCGAACCGCAGGAAACACGATTTTTAAAAAGGCGTTTCCGGGCGGACGTATCACAATGACAGGTGCAAACTCTCCGACAGAGTTACGAAGCCGACCGATTCGTATATTATTGGCGGACGAGATAGATGCTTACCCACCAACCGCAGGAGCGGAGGGGGACCCTCTGATACTTGCAGGGAAACGACTTACAACATATTGGAATCGAAAAGAGGTAGACACAAGCACGCCAACGATAAAAGGGGCAAGCCGTATAGAAATGGAGTACGAACATTCTACTATGGAGGAATGGAATGTACCTTGCCCGAGTTGCGGAGAATTACAACCGTTGGAATGGAGCAATTTAATCTATAAGGTGGATGCAGACGGGGAAATAGAAAGTACAACCTATGTATGTGCGAAATGTGGAGTAGTACATACAGAGGTTGAGTGGAAAGAACGTTTTAACGAGGGGCGATATGTGGCAAAATATCCAAACCGTAAAGTGCGAGGATTCCATTTTAATTCCTTGGCATCTACTTTTTTTGGTTGGGATAAGATAGTAAAAGGATTTATCGAAGCGGACCAGGCATTAAAAAAAGGCAATATCGAACTTATGAAATCTTGGGTTAATACCGAATTGGGGCAGACTTGGGAGGAACAGGGCGAGAAAGCAAGTAAAGATGACCTGTTGAAGCGTAGGGAAAGATACCGTTGCGAAGTGCCGGACGAAGTTATAGCAATCACGGCAGGAATAGATACACAGGATGACCGTTTCGAGGTCGAGGTAGTAGGTTGGGGCGTAGAACACGAAAGTTACGGCATAATCTACAAGAGGATATACGGAGATTTGAAACAATCGGAAGTGTGGAAAAACCTTGACGATTTTTTAAAGCAGACATTTAAGAAAGCAGACGGTACGGCAATGAGAATATCATGTGCCTGTATGGATTCGGGCGGACATTTTACCAACAAGGTATATAAATTCTGTAAAGCGAGAACGGCAAGAAAGATATTTGCAATAAAGGGAGGTAATGAGGGTACGGCAAGACCGTACATATCAAAGCCGACAAAGAACAACAGGGAACAGGCGTATTTATTTACCCTTGGAGTTGATACAGGTAAATCCCTTTTGCTACAGAGGTTGCAGATTGAGGAAGAGGGCCCCGGATACTGCCACTTTCCGAAAGACGAAAACGAATACATCCGAGGATATGACGAGGATTATTTTAAGGGTCTTACGGCAGAGAAACAGGTACTAAAATATAAAAAAGGCAGACCATATTTTGTATGGGAACTTACAGGAGAGACAAAACGAAATGAGCCTTTAGATTGCAGAAACTACGCACAGGCAGCAATAGAAATTACAGGATTAACGCTAAAAGAGCCACCGAAGAAAAATACGGAGGTACAGGCAACACGAAAACACACAAGGCATAGAGGAAATCGAAGTGGAGGTATAACATAATGGCAGCAATAACACTTGAAGTAGCAAAAAAACACTTGGAAATGTGGTTGGAAGCAGAAAGCGAGGTAGCAATAAACCAATCATACACAATAGGAGGAAAGTCTTTTACAAGGGCAAATTTGGCAGAAATCCGCAAACAGATAGAATATTGGAGTAATAAGGTGGCGGAATTGGAGAATTTAGCAAAGAAAAAGGGCAGAAACAGGGTATACAGGATTGTGCCGAGAGATTTATAGGCAAAAACAGCCGAAAAGGGCAGAAATACAAGCAAAACAGGAAAATAAAAGATTGCCCGCCATTGCCCGATTTTTTGTGATAATATATAAAATAGCAAAGCACCAAGGAGATATAGAAGTATCCAAGGTGCTTTTTCGTACCCAAAATACGGAGAAAGGAGGTTTAAGCCTTGAATTTTATTGATAAAGCCATAAAAGCAATATCCCCGGAAAGGGCATTAAAGCGAGAAGTGGCAAAAAAACGCCTTAGTATGATTAACAGCGGTTACGGAAACTACGGTGCAAGTGCTACAAAGAAAAGCCTTATAGGTTGGACACACGGCGGAGGTAGTCACAGAGAGGACGTAGAGGACAATATAGACCCTTTAAGGCAGAGGTCTAGGGATTTATTCTATGGTGGCTCAAATGTTGCCACAGGGGCAATAAAAAGGCTTAGAACCAATACTATAGGAATTGGACTACACCTAAAAGCATCAATCAATGAGGAAGTGCTAAAGATTGAGCCGGAGGAAGCAAGAGAGTTAGAGGAAACGATAGAAAGAGAATTTGCACATTGGGCGGATTCTACAAATTGCGACCTTGAACGCATAGACAATTTTTATCAGTTGCAGCAGTTGGCATTTTTAAATGCCTTGCTTAGTGGCGATTCGTTCGCACTAATGACAACAACCAAGAGGACAGGAAGCATTTACGACCTTAGAATACAAACCCTTGAAGCGGACAGAGTAAGCACGCCGGATAACGAAAGGGTAAACCCTTTGTTTTGCGAGGGCGTAGAAAAAAATACGGCAGGAGAGGTAGTAGCCTATCATGTATCAAAATTTCATCCGCTGTCATTTACGGACAGAGAGCCGAGAGAATGGGTAAGAGTGCTTGCCTACGGAGAAAAAAC